ATTGAATAATTCAACTGTTGATTTTTCAGTAAGTTGAATTACCTTTACCTTTGGATAACTCTCTATCTAATATCTGTTTAAAATAATCTAAGTGACTATCCTTTATTGGTATATCTTGTGCGAAAACATAATTTTCAACACCTTTTTTATATCCTCTACTAAATCTTACAACTCGTATATATCCCGCCTCCTGTAATTCCTTATAAGCTGCTTTATGAGCATCCCTACCATTAGTTGACCTTTTTTCGAGTTCACTTATATAGATGCGCCAGTCATCCTTGTTGCTAAGAATTTCAGCAAGCAATCCCTTTGCTTGCAAGCTCAAATTAGTATCTTGCAAAAAAGCATTATTCAAAGAGGTATAGTTTTCATGGGTGTTGGTGAAATATGTATCTCATTAACCGTCAGCCTCCAATCTACGCTCATTTACTTTTCTAAAAAGCTCATATACTGGGTTATCGTCAGGGATAACATATCCGGCAATACTGTCTCTTTTGGTTCCGTCTGCCATTGTGTGCGTTACTATGTAATGCTCTTTAACCATTTTCTTTCCTTTCTAGCAGTTGCTAAAATTGCGAGAGTGTCAACAATTGTCAAACCTACCAGACTATCAATTAAAATCTCGCTTAATGGATAGTGTTTTCTTTGCC